TCAGGAATGCAATCGTTTTCAGCGGTCGAGCGAACCAGTGTGTTTCGCACTTGGTTTCCGTTCACGGCGCGGCGAAATCAAATACGGGTCTAACGACCTACTACCTGATCCGCAATGCCACTCTGACTGGAACGCCTAACTTCACGCAGTTCTCTACGCAAAGCGCGACCTATTGGGACACTGCGGCTACCGGGTGTTCGTTCTCGTCAAACACGCAGGTTATCTGGTCGGGGACCGTTGCTGAATCCGGTGACTTCAACTACGGATTCCAAGACGACGAAATCACCCTCCAGCCAGGAGAGACGGTAACGCTTGCGGTGAGGTCCGTGACTGCCACCGCAACTTGCGTAGGGTCTTTGAACACGCGAGAGGATCAGTAGTGCTGCTTCCCCTGTTGCTTAACGGGGACGGAATCCTTGGGATCGGCGGAACTGGTGGAGTAGCAGGACGCACAAGGTCTGACTTCGGCTGGGAGAAATGGCGGCGTCTACAGGACGCAAAGGCAAGGAAGAAGAAGCAGCTTGCCGAGGCCAAGGTAGTTGAAATCGCCAAACTGATCGAGGAGAACGCCCGAGAGCTTGAGAAGGCTCGGGATATCGACCTCATCCAGAAGTTGGTAAAGGAACTAGACCGCCTTGAAAGGCGGCTATCCAAGGCAAGGGAGAAACTTTCCGACATTGAGATGGAGGAAGTCGCCCTCCTTTGGGCGTTGATGCGATGAACGAGCATGTAAAGGAATTCGCCACTCGGATCAGGGCGCACGAACTGTTCCCTGAGTGGATTGCAGAGATCGACAAGAAACGGCCCGTAGTTCCCACCTACGAGCCTACGGAATCGAGCGAGGAGTAAAGAGCCTTGCTTGAAAGGATCAAGTTCGAAACCGCCCGGCAACGGGGGTTCGACTTGTTTCGTCTACTAATCACGGGGACCAAATGAGCGATACGCAGACCGAAACGCAGGCTGAGACGCCTAGCACCGAAGCCGATCCGATGGACGCGGTTTACACCAAGTTCAACGTCGAGGACACGGCAAATAGTTTCAACCCTAGTCCGCAACCTCAACCGCAGGCACAACCTCAACCGCAACCCCAAATGCAGGACCAGTCCATTCCGGACCCGGTTCTCGACACGCAGGGGTACAAGGCTTGGGCTGCGCGTCAGCAGGTTGATGGACAGGTGTTGCGAGCGGCCCTTCAACAAGTTGCTGGACGTCTGGGTCAGTACGAACTGGCTCAGAAAAAAGCGGCGGAAGAGGCGGATATCAAGAGGGCAGTAGAGACGGTCAACAGCAGTCTAGGCGAGAGCAAGCTTGATCCCGACATGATCGAGATTGCGCTCGGGGCGGAAGCGCGGAAAGACCCGCGATTCCTCGCCCTGTGGAACAACCGCGAAAAGAATCCCAAGGCGTTCAACGAGGGGCTTAAAGCCTTCTCGCAGAAACTCGGGAAGAAGTTTTCGGTCCGTTCCGACCCGCAGATCGCAGAGAACGTCCGCGCCCTCGAGGAAGCCACTTCAACCAAGGCTACCGGCGCACCTGAAGAATCCGCGACTGATCGGCTTGGCAAGCTTCAAGGCCAGGACTTCCAGCGGGAGTGGGCACGGCTGACGCAAAACGTCGCCTAGCAATTCAGGTAGTCGATGACTGAGGCCCTTCGGGGCTTTTTTCATTTGTAGCCGCCGATAACAGGAAACAAAAATGGCCGCTACGGTCTCTACTCTCACTAGTAACGTAACCGCCCCCGTCAACTTCGTGTTGATGAAGGGCCTTCTGTCCGCTGCACGAAAGAAGCTTCCGTTCTTCAACGGCTCCCTTCCGGGGTCGCTGGAAAAGAGCGGCGGTTCCATGTCGGTCAAATGGCGTCGGATTGAGAACCTGACCGCCGCTACGACCGCGCTGTCGGAGATCACTGGCACGGCTGCTGCCTTCCTTGGCCGCAACGCTGTGCAGCCGACCATCACCGACGTCACCAAAGCGATTGCCAAGTACGGTAACGCCATCCTCACGACCGAGGAAATTGACCTCTTCAACGTCAATTCCAAGGCCGCGCAACTGATGGACACCCTCGGGGCGAACGCCGGTGAGTCGCTGAACCTGCTGGTTGAGTCGGCTATCTCGGCGGATGTGGTTGCCGGGATGACGCGCTTTGCCAACGGTTCTGCCGGTGGTGCGGCGTCGGTTTCCACGATCACTCGTGAAATCACGCTGACGGACATCAAGTTCATGGTCAACAAGCTGAACCGTAACTCGGCGCGCGTCTTTACGCCTGTCGGGTACGGCTCGACCAACATCGGAACCTCTCCGGTGCGTTCGAGCTACTACGGTATCTGCCACGTTGACGTGGAGGAAGATATCCGTGGTCTGTCGGGCTTCATCCCGGTTGAGCAGTACGGTGGCTACACCGAAACCATGCCGTTCGAATTCGGCACGGTTGGCGGTGTGCGCTTCTGCTCGACGGAGATCATCCCGGTCAGCACGAACGTGACTTCCTCGTCGGCCACTGGCTGGCTGCGTGGTGCCCAATCGTCCGGTGGTACGAATGCCGATGTGTACACCACGTATATCTACGGCAAGGAAGCGTTCGGCACGGTGGGTCTCGGCAACATGCACGCGACCTCCTCGTATGAAATGTACGATCCCAAGACCCCGCCTGCGGTGGAACTGATCTACCACAAGCCGGGTAGCTCGGGGATCTACGACATGTTCAACGAGATGGGTTCCATCGCGTGGAAGTCGTGGTTCGCAGCGAAGGTTCTGAACACGGACTGGATCGGCAAGATCCGCTCTGGCTCGACGAACCTCTAACAACAACAGTGGTGCAACCTTTGGCCCTCTTCGGAGGGCCTTTTTCTTTGGGGTGATATGGACCAGTTCGAAGCCGCACGACTCAAGCACCAGAAGGGCCGGGAACGCAAAGAGGCTTGGCTTGAGCGCAGGGAGATGAGGGAAGCGGCGGAACCCCCAAAGCAAAAGGACGTAGGGAAGCTACTCCAACCCGCACCGAAAACGACCTTCACGGTCTCGGTGGAGGGGCTGCATTCGTTGACCTTCGAGGTCAATTACGGTGGGGCGCTGATCGGTGGGCAGTTGACCGAAGAAGGACTGCGTTCCCTATTCAAGAAGCAGCTATCCGTCATGGGGAAGGTGAATGACGTTTATTGAGTGCGTCACGAGGATTCTGCGGCTAAACGCGATCCTCAGAGGGGACACGGACGCCCCTTCGACGTTCTCCGACACGAACCACAACGCTTCTATGCAACTGGCGATTGTGGCCGTGCAGGACGAACTCACCGCGTTGACCGCAGAAAGGTTGATCCCCTACGAAAAGACCTCGGGGACGATTGCGCTCTCTACCGGCACTCGCGCCTACGCACTTGCTACAGACTTCCGCAACTTCTACGGCTACCCGCACTTCTACGACTCCACGAACAACCGGCTGATTACGGAGTGGCCTGGTGGGCAGGAGTCCCTTCAGGTCTCGGACTTCCAGTACCTGACCCGCACTGGAACGCCTACTTGGTGGTATTGGGAGCCGACGACCTCCAAGAAAGTCGGGTTCTACAACGTCCCTGACGCTACGTGGAACGGTGTGTCCCTGACCTATCACTATGAGGCTTCGGTGATGGTGTCCAGCGCGTCTGACACGATGCCGTTCCACAACAACGAGGAAAACTATGCCTTCGCTGGCATGGCTTCTCGCCGGTTCAAATTCATGTGGGAGGAGACGGAGAAGGCGCAGGACATTCAGCAGATTCTTGAGAATGACCTGTCCTACAAGACCGCCAAGACGACGCTGATCCGTCTGATTCGCGGGACGAACCTCAACACGGCCTACCGGCACACCTTTCGATGAAGGTCTTTTACGGGGCGGGGCTTAACGAGAACCAGTATCCGAATGTCTCAGAGGCGGCTACTGGCTCGTACAACTTCGACCTGAAGAAGGACTCGTCCTTCCTCTTCCCCCGCAAGCCGTTCGACCTTCTCGGTACGGCGGTGAACAACTCGGATATTCGTGGGTTCCTCCAGCTCATCAAGCGGGACGACACGGAGACCACGCTTGTTCAGGCAGGTAACACGGTCTACAAGTGGGATGGTGGTACGACCTTTTCCAGCGTTGCTACCCTCACCACTTCGGTAAGCCAACTGCGTGATGTGTACTGGTCCCTCGGTGACTACATCGTCGTTACCGACATTCGAAAAGAGCAGGTGGTTTCCAAGTGGGACGGGACGACCTTCTCAAGCCTCACCACTGGTCTAGGGACGAACCTGTATGCCAAATATGGGATAGTCCATCAGGGGCGAATGTGGCTGTTCAACGTCACGACCTCAACTGATACGCCGCATTTGATGGTTGCGAGTGCGTATGAGAACCCGACCTCTTACGACACCACGAAGCGGGCGGTGACTTCGACCTTCACGACGGGGGCAGAGGCTTTCTACATGCTCACCCCGGACCTGAGACCAATCAACGGGGTGGCTTTGACGCTCAGTGGGGATCTGATTGTCTCCACCGACAAGGGGCGGCTTTTCAAGCTGACGGGGACGGGACCATCTACCTACGCATGGTCCGACTTCTACGCTCAGTCTGCGGCGGTGGGTACGGAGTCCATTACCTCCGCGGGGAATGACATTTTCTACATGCGTACAGGGGCGGCAATCGAGTCCCTGCAAGCGACGCAGAGTTATGGGGATGTTGCCGCAGATGACGTTTCCCGCTGGATACCGGACACGGTTCGGGGGCTGACCGGAGGTATTGCGGTCTACGACCAAGCCAACCAGAAGGTGATGTGGTTCGTCACCGGAAAGGTGTTGGTTCTCTACAAAGACCTGTACTACGCAGGTTGCGTAGTCGATGAGGCTGGGAACAAGGCAAAGCTTTCTCCGTGGTCGGTGTATCGGACATCCCACGATTCGAACTTCACGACCTCGGCGGCGAAGTACATGAAGGTGCCGGGGCAGGCGTACTACTCCGTATTCTTCGGGGACTCTTCGGGGCGGGTGTACGACCTGAA